CAGCCTGGACGGGCATCATTGCTTACTACTTTGGTTCCTCTGCTGGCTCCCAGGCCAAAACTGATTTGCTGAGTAAAAAATGACACCGCACTTTACCCTTGCCGAGTTGACGCACACTGATCACCGCAGCCTGGACAACACGCCAAACGCGCAGGAGTTGGCCAATCTTCAACGGTTGGCTGAGTTTCTGGAGACAGTCAAATCCACATTGGGTGGCAAATCAATAATGATCAACAGCGCCTTCAGGTCAAAGGCCGTTAATGACGCCGTGGGCAGCAAAGACAGCTCTCAGCATAGGCAAGGCTTGGCAGCAGACTTCCGAGTGCCTGGGATGGCTCCTGACGCCGTTGTGAGGGCAATCATTGCAGCCAACCTGCCGTTTGACCAGATCATCCGCGAATATGACGCTTGGACGCACATCAGCATCAGCGACAAACCCCGGCGTCAGGCGCTAATCATTGACAAGCAGGGAACTCGGGTTTTTGCGTAGCATTTTCATGGCATCCCGCAAGTCACCCCTTAGCTGCTCAAGTGCTTCCTGTTGCGCTTGAAGTCTTAGGTAAGCGTCCAGGGCAAACCTGTCCAGCGTCTGACGCTCCCAGGCTGCAAAGTTCGGTAGATCGTTCAATTTGGTTCCTTATCCACTGCGGCCCACCAAGCTGCAATAGTTTGATGCGCTGTGCCTTGCTGAGTTTAACGGTGTACACCACCTCAAGATTTTGGGTGGGACGTTTCAAGGGCGCTTCCGTGGCAACGGAGCCCAGTGCGTCCAGAACTGCGTACCCGGCTGGTGTTCGTAGTGTCCCATCGTAGCCACACCTGACCTGCCAAGCAGCAAGACCTTGACCCCGGTGGGCGTGTCTTCGTCGATGGGTATCCAATAATAATCATCGGATACCACTGTCGTGCGGGTGCTGTCCAGACGGAACTTAATCTGTCTCTCCAAATCCTCAAAGGCTTCATCTTCAGTCATGTGTTGCGCTCCTTCAGAATCTGTTGAGCCACATACATCCCAGCGTGGAATGCCAGCTTCATTTTTGACGCAATCATGGCGGACTCTCTGTTTACATCTTCATCCGTCAGACCTACCCATTTGCGCTGTGAACAAACGTGACCGCAGCGGGGGCAGTCAACCTGCTCTGGTTGTGCTGCGGGTGGGGTGGTGTAGAGCAATTCAACCCCATGCCCTTGATAAGCCAAATCTTCCCAGTCAATTTCATGGTGAAAATATAGGTCACCATCAATGACGCAAGCCACCGGCTCCTGCTCTGGCTGCTCCAGTGCGGTGCGTAAGGCGTTGATGGCATCTACGATGTGCGTGTACTTTGTCACATAACGCTCATCTTCCAACGCCTCCAGCGCCAGCATTGCGGCTTGTCTTAAGTCATTCATTTCATGTTCCTTCCAATTTCTGCTGCTGCCCTTGTGATTGCACGGCGGGTTGTTGCACTCATATCGTCTGCGTTATCTGACGCCTGTTCGTACCAGTTTTCTCCTCGCCATTTCCATGCTGTTGCACTGCCGCTATTGATCTGTATAAACAGCCCCAACTGCACCGCCAGCCGCAGCGCATCGCCGTCGTCGGTGAGGGGGTTCCATTGGTTAAACTCAATCCGCATCTTTGCCTCTTCCAGCCCACAAGCCTTCGCCGCAAGTTCAAGTAGTTCTATTTCAGTCATGTGTTTCCCCTTGCTCTGATGCGCTCACCAACTTCTTCGTCCCAGACGTTGTGGTTGTCAAACATTGCAGCGCATTCCTCACGCTCGGCAGCGGCGACAAGGTTGGCAAAGGCTTCAAGCTGATAAGCAGCGTGGACGACGCTTTTTGAATCAGCAAACCCAGCCTCCCGCGCCATGCGGATGATGTCGTCTTTAGTCATTTCAAAATCTCCCTCTCAAGCACCTCGGTTGCATCGGTCAACTGCTCGTACAAGTAGTCAGGCAAAGATATTTTGCTTACCAGACTTGCGCTCTCCAGTGCCGACAGTAGGCGCAGTATTTTCAGCAGCTCTTGTTTAGTCATGTCAAGTACCCCACAAAAAAAGCAAACGCAGCCAGCGAGATCGTGGTGATCGCCACAGCAATACTGAGTGCTACCCAGTCTGGTTTGTACAACGATTCGATGTCGTCGTCTTGGTTGTGGTCAGTCATTTCTGTTCCCTCGCTTTCAGCATGGCGTCTGCCATTGCGTAGGCCAGTCGGGCAATGTCGCTATCCGTTAAAGGATCAGGGCCACCACTTCCGTCAGGCTCCGTTACGTGGTCAGGACAAGCGTAAATACCCTGCATTGCCTTCGCCGCGAAGTAATCGCGCAGGGTCATGCCTGCGCGGATGGCGTCAGAGCTTTGATGTGGAAACGCTGGGCCTCCTGTGTTGCTCATTTCAACTCCTTCAGTTGTGCCTGTAAACGTATGTGAAAGCTATCCTCGCCGTCATCACCAGACAGCAGCCAGTCAATGCGCTGTGCGTAAACGTAAGCCATCTTGAGTACGACCATTGCCCTTTCAAACTCTTCTATGGTTTCAGGGCTGTATCGGTTTCCGATTGGGTCACCGTATCTGTTTGTGCCTTTGAAATCATTGGTATGAATTAATCCGCCAAGATCATCGGCAATGTCTTGTATATGGCTTTGTGAGTAGTTCCAATGTCCGCCGCTCATGTCCGATGCCCCCTGCTTGGCAAGCTAAACGCCCTCAGACTTCCCTCTCTCGGCACTTGAGCGGTGTAGTCACCGTCACCCGTTTTGTAGTAGCCTCGCTGCCAGAGATTGTTGTCTGCGGCCTTGACTTCACCAGGGCGTTTCTCTCGCTCAACGTACTCACCCAGGATCCGTTTGGTCTGCTTTTGCAGGTCTAGGCCAGCATTCCGAACCATGTGGCTAGGTGCACGGTTCACTTTGATTTCTTCCAAGATACTCATAGGGGTGCGTCCTCATAATTTTCAGGGTTGAACGGAATGCGTTTGCTTGGCATTGGCTTGGGCAACTCAGTAGGGAAAGGCCAAGTATTCATGCTGCCTTCTCCGCATCTGCTAAGAACTTTCTTAGACGTTTGATCCTGGCGTCTTCGTAGCTGACCACACTGGTAGCGTATTCAACAGCAGAGTGTGCTTCCAGGCGGTGCAGTTCAGCCTCTGCCAACTCTGTAGCTGCCATCTCCACAGGAGTCAGGCGTCGAGTCATTCTTTTGAATTGTTGGATCATGTTCATGCTTTGACAAACACACCGTTTTCCAACAGGGTTCCTTTTCTTTCTTTTATTTCTTCGTATGCCCATTCCATGCAGTCCACCAGATTGATGTCCAGCAAAGCACAGTAGATGATCAGACAGACCATCACATCACCAACACCATCTGTTATTGCTGGCATCTGTTTTTTAAGGGTTGCATCTGCTAATTCACCCATCTCGCTTACAGCTTTCAGTAGTTGAGCCTGGGCTGTTGAGTTGGGGATGATCTGACGGGCTTCTGCCCAGCGAATGATGTCAAGTTCAAGTGTTTGATAAGTAGCCATATATCTATTCCAATAAAATTAAGGGGGTGGGGGTACTTGCTGTAAAGCGGCAACTGCAATTGAAACTTAGCTTTCCCCCCGAAATCAAAAGAAATCGTCTAGATCGTCTTTCTTGGCTTTCTTTGTTGGTTGGCTACTCTGCCTTGTTGTTTCCTGCTTTGGACGTACTGAGAGGCTTAGAAAGCCTGTACCGGCCTTGCTGGTCTTCTTCCATGCGCTGATCCAGTAGTCTGTTCCATTGACATTTAATGAACCCGTCATGTCTGGGTGTTTTTCTTCTTCTTTCTTATCGTTTTTGAAGATGCTGCCACGGTTGCTGTTGTCGTATTCCATTTAATTGCTTTCGTTGAGTTTGTCTTTGTACGCTTTGATTGCAGAGCGCACCTTTGAATCAGGCTTCAGTAAGTTCCACACTGCAAGCCTAACTTCGTTGTCGGTGATGGATTCCCATTCACCATACATTCCTGCCATATCATCTGCTTTATGCAGTTCCCGGATGGAGTCTGCAATCTTGTCGATCAGGGTTGTGTCTGACTCGGGAAGGTCTTCTCCGCTGTATATGTACATACCAAGTCCATGCAATGCCAAGCCTTTAGTCATGCAGCGCATGATGGCTGTATTGACATTAAAACTATCTAACTTAGTAACTACTTCTTTTCCATACTTGTTGGTTGTTGTTGTGCCTTCAATAGTGATTGGTTTATTGTTGTTATCCATCACTGGTAATTGACAAGTCATTGGTTTGCCAAACAAGGTAACTGTTACCCAAACCATTGCAGTGCCATTGATGTCCATGTAGCACTTGTCGCCAAACATCTCCACCTTAAACGTAGCACCAGGGTCAGCTTTGATGGCCTCTGCCCAAGCCCATGCCCAGGACAGGTAGGTCAGGTTGCCTTTCTTCTCTGTATGGTCATTGACATTCAGCTTAAGCAAGTCATTAGTATTCATTAATATGCACTCCTATTCGATTCAATTTCATCATCCACAATTTCCATTTGCTGTTCAATGTAAAGGTCTTCAAATGGTATGAAGTGGTTCTCTTGGCAGCAATGGTACTTAGCGCCTTTGGGTTCAAGGCAGTAGCAGCAATACTCAATGCCTTTGAATTCTTCGCAATATTGTTCAAAAAGTGTTTTCATAATTAGTCCGAAAAATATTCTGATTCAATGCGTTCTTCATCTGCTTTGGTCATCTTCTTCTCAAGCCAGGGGGCTGGCCTGCCACGTTGGTCACAGACCGTGTACTGAAACTCGGTGTAACCGTGGAAGTCAAAGTCACTAGCTGCTGAGTAGCTGTGTGATCCATTGACACGCGAGGCAAGATGTACATCAATGGTGCAGGGGATGCCTGCAATCCTAGTGTCGAACAGGTTTTTCATACGATCACCTTCAATGCGTCTGTTGTCTGCTCGTCCTGATCGTTGGGGGCATAGCACACGATGGTGGCCTGCTTGCCATCTGCCATTGTGATGACGATGGTACGGGTGCTGAAGGTCTTGTGATCGGTGATTGATTCAAATTCGATCTTGGTGACACGGTTTATTGAGAGTTCCATTTTGCGTCCTTTTGTTAGCTGCTTGATTGCAGTGATACGAATCTTAAACGGCTTTTTGAACTTTTTGTACTAGGGTTTTCCCTAGTGTTTTTTCTTTTTTTTCGAGGTAAGGTTAGGGGATGAATCCTCAACTACTTGAAACAGAACTGGCCTACGAACTGCTGTCACTGGCATCGGATCGTATCGAGCAACACATCAATTCAGAAGACCTGGACGCGGCATTAGTGGCTTCCCTGGTGACTGCTATTGAGATAGCCACCAAGAGGAAGCTGAAACCTATCAACGAACTTTTTATGGAGACAACATGACTGAGAACGACATTAGACAGATTGCTTACAAGTCTGGACTGCTGCATGAGGGTGAGAATGAATCCCGTAGACAGGCTTTTTTGACCACTTTCAGCACCAATTTGAGGCGTGAAATTGAACAGAAAAGGGAAGAGGAGCAACGCCGTCTTGATCGTAGGTGGGAAGACTGATGCACTACTACCAGTTCAACATCGGGGACTACATGTCCCACACCCGCAATTTAAGCCTGTTGGAAGACCTTGCCTATCGACGATTGCTTGATGAATACTACCTGCATGAACGCCCGTTGAACAGTGGTGTAGCGAGTGTTGCACGACAAGTGGGAATGCGTGAACATGAAGAAGTTGTTGGTTACGTTCTTGGCATGTTTTTTGTGCTGAAAAGTGGTGGAGATGGGTGGACCAATGCTCGATGTGACCGTGAAATTGAGCAGTACAGAGAGAAAATTACCAATGCAAGCAAGGCTGGTAAGGCATCGGCTCAACAACGGATCAACGCCCGTTCAACACCCGTTCAACTAAACAAGAAACATAAACCAGTAAACAATAATAGGGTCGAACCACCTGACGGTGTGTCTCCAAAGGTCTGGGAGTCATTTGTTGATGCAAGGAAAGCCAAGAAAGCACCCATTACTGACTTGGTGATGAACGATCTTAAGAAGCAGGCAGCACTTGCCGGGTGGACCTTGGAGGCTGCATTGACAGAAACCGTGATCAGGGGCTGGAGGTCATTCAAAGCTGAATGGGTGACAGCAGTGGTTAGTGGCAACAAGTTGGCAGGTGCGATATGAAGGGTCACGATGGCATCATCAACATGCGTATGCGGGGCTACAAGCCTCGAGCAGTGTTCATCAATGACTACCCCTGCAAAACCGATTGGGAAGAATTTGGAGAGATTCCGACGGTCTGTGTGGATGGAGACAACTTGATTACACTTGATTTACGGTACACTGTTGGTCTACAGGTTCACATCAGTTCTGACAGTGAGAAACGGGCCAAGACGCTCTTGGAATTGTGTAAAAAGCACTCAGCAAGCACTGTGATTGCAGTTGCAAATGATTGGATAGAAATGTATGGCTGAAATATTGAATGACACGATTGACTTCCGACAGTACCTCAGGGAGACAGACACCAAAACCAAGGTGAAGAAGGCTTCTGATTACATCCCTGTCATCAAGTCGAGACTGCGGGAGAAGAAGAACCACAAGGTCAACTACCTTCCCTGGCCTAAGACCAATGAGAACTTTGAGTTCCGCAAGGGTGAAGTAACCCTGTGGTCAGGACAGAACGGTCATGGCAAGTCCCTGATGACCTCCCAGGTAGCCTTGAGCCTCATTGGACAGGATGAGAAGGTCTGTGTAGCCTCATTCGAGATGAAGCCTTCAGTGACGCTACAACGGATGTCTCGGATGTGGATTGGGTGTAACCCGTTCTCTGTGGAGTTCCAAGGCAAGGATGGAATTGATGCCCTGGACGGTCTGTACGATCAGTTTGGTGAATGGACCGATAACCGGATGTGGCTGTATGACCAGATGGGTACTGCTGATGCTGCTACCGTTATCGGCATGGTCCGGTACTGTGCCAAGGAGTTGGGGATAACTCATGTTTTTGTGGATAACTTAGCAAAATGCGTCAAGGGTGAGGACGATTACAACGGTCAGAAGCAGTTCGTGGATGAATTGACATCGGTTGCTAGGGATTACGACATACACGTTCACCTTGTCCACCACTTGAAAAAACCAGCCAATGAACATGCTATTCCTGATAAGCACGACAATAAGGGATCAGGAGCCATTACGGACCTTGTGGACAACGTAATGTTGGTTTTTCGCAACAAGGCTAAAGAAGATTCAATCAAGCAGCAGGGTGAGTTTGCCAAACAAAACAGCGATCCTGACCACTATTTGCTGTGTAGAAAGCAACGGAACTATGAAGGGTCTGGTGAGGGTGAGCCTACCGTGAAGCTGTGGTTTCATCGTGATGCCCAACAGTACGTTGCTGATCCACATGACCGGCCTCTCTTCTTCCCTAACTATCCGCATATTGCATCCTAGGGGTAATGATGAAAGTTCTTATTGCTTGCGAATATTCAGGTGCAGTGCGAGATGCTTTTATTCGCGTTGGGCATGATGCCATGAGTTGCGACTTACTCCCTACCGATAAGCCGGGTCCGCATTATCAAGGTGATGTTTTTGACATCATAAGGAATGGATGGGATTTAATGATTGCACATCCTCCTTGCACCCATTTGAGTGTTAGCGGTGCTAGGCACTTTGCCGCAAAACGTGCTGATGGCAGGCAGCAAGCTGCTGTTGATTTCTTTATGGCGTTGGCTAATGTTGAAATTCCAAAAATTGCAATAGAAAATCCAATCTGCATTATGTCGAGCCATTGGCGTAAGCCTGAACAGATCATTCAGCCGTGGCAGTTTGGGCATGGTGAAACTAAAGCAACTTGCTTATGGCTGAAGGGTTTGCCCAATTTGAAACCGACTGACATAGTGTCTGGCCGTGCGGATCGTATTCATAAGATGCCACCTAGCCCTGACCGTTGGAAAATGCGTAGCGCAACCTACCAAGGCATTGCCAACGCTATGGCAGAACAGTGGGGTTATGAAAGAAATATTCCAACAAGCCTTATCTGATTACCTTGAATTAGCAAGAGCCAGGGAAATCTGGATCACTTTCTGTCTGAACAAGGATCGAGACAACATGATCAAGCTGGTGAACGGGTCCGAAAAAGCATATGGCAAAAATTCAATTCCTCGAATCAAAGCATATTTACGGCAGTTCAAAGATGGAGAGATTGAATGACATTTGAAATGAATTTCATGGTGGAGGGCAAGCCAGTAGGGAAGGGACGCCCTAAGTTTGCTCGACGGGGTAAGTTCGTATCCACCTACACCCCAACCAAGACTCGGACCTATGAAGACACGATCAAGGTTGCTGCTCGACAGGCAATGACCATAGAACCTCTTGAAACGCCCGTCACCGTGTTTGTTTACATTTCCGTACCGATTCCAGCATCGTACTCAAAGAAACGCAAGGAAGCCTGTTTAGCAGGGTTTGAGAAGCCAATGAAGAAACCTGACATTGATAACGTGTCGAAATGCTTTCTGGATGCCATGAACGGCATCGTTTACGTGGATGATGTACAAGTCATATCACTGCACATGACCAAGGTTTACAACACTGTGGGAATGGTGGAAGTGATGGTACGGGAGGATGTGTGATGGAAATGGAAGATCCGTTTGCCTACCAAAAGCCTGAATGGTTGCTGGAGATGGAACGTGACAAACGTAGAGCCGCTAGGGCTAAAAGGTTAGGCCGTCCCATTGGGAGTCATGGCGGTAGCAGGAAAGGAGCAGGAAGAAAAAGAGAAAGACCTTACGACTCCATCGTCTACATTGACCACACCCGTATCCAGTACCAAATACTGATGGACATGGGCAAAGGTGATCTAAGTGCAGGCGTACAAGCATTGATTGATGAACATTTATAGGAATGATATGGAAATTGCAACAAGTGAACTTGAGCATTTGCGAGAAGAAGTTAAAAACTGTCATCTCATCATTGAAAAATACTCAAATCAAATAAAACAAAAACCTTTGGATGAAGAATGGATTTCAATATGTTGGACAAAAAGTCTTGTAGGAACTCAAATCAGTTATGTCAACTATCTTGATTTGATTCGACAAGTAGAACGTGCTCACAACATCAAATGAAAGAAATGTAATGACCGAAATAGACCCAAACAAAGCTATCCAGTTCTTGATAGACAACGCTCCTAAATTTGCTGAAGCAAAGGCAACCAGGGTATTCATCGAGAACTACCTGCGATCAGTAAAAAGCAAACTGATGGGCAATGAAGAAGGAACTCTAGGAGCAAAGGAAGCCTACGCCTATGCTCACAATGACTACATTGAACAGCTAACCGCACTCAGAATCGCTACTGAGGAGGAGGAGAGATTGAAGTACATGATGTCTGCTGCTCAATTACGTGTGGATGTTTGGAAAACCAATGAGTACACAAAACGTGCGGAATTAAAAAACTTGTGATACAGTAACGCTGTTGCCGTGGAAAGCAATAGACAGAAGCCGTTTACTCATGCCTCTCGCCCTTGGTTCTACTTTAGGGTTTCCACCGGGGGCAGCAGTAAACGGCTTTTTTACTTTCTACGGGGACCGTCAGGGCGCGTTAGCTGATGGCCTGCATGGGCTGAACCCGTATACACCGCACACTGTTACACCCCAGTGTTGTGACCAGCGTTGGTTGACCGACTGGTAAAGGATTGAGTAACTCAGGTGGACAACTAGGCTCAATCTATAAGTGAATCAACCCGTCCAGCGCACTTGGACATGTACATTAAATTGCATTTTTTTAACATATTATTGGCACATGAATAGAATCTGTACATGTTGGAGCAGGTAGATAAGCCCTCTTATCCACCCTAGCCATAACTATGTCCAAAATATACAGAGACAAATCTCTCCTGAAATTAGCCCAAGATCAGGACTGTCTTTTAAACATTCAAAACTTTTGCCGGGGGGGGTCATCTTCCACGGTAGCTTGTCACCACAACTCAGCCAGTTCAGGCAAGGGAATGGGCATCAAGGCCAGTGACGCATACACCGTGTGGGGGTGTCACATCTGCCACCACTGGCTTGACCAGGGACCGGCCTCCAAGGGGGAGAAGGAAACCGCCTTCCAATCTGCCCATTTGCTCCAGATTGCCGAGTGGCATAAAATTGCCTCTAACATTGCTGCCAGACCCTGGAAGGTAAACGCAGCCAGAGCCGTCCTATCCTTTCTGGAGAAATAATATGGGTGAATTTTTTCTGACCCTGCTACATGCAGCAACCAACACTCATATTCTCCATTTGCAATCCAAAAGCTTTGCAGAACATACAGCCCTGGGTGAGTTCTACACTGAACTGCCTGAACTGATTGACAACGTCATCGAGGCCATTCAGGGTCTGAATCAAGAGATCATTACCTATCCCGTTGACTACTATCCCCCACTAGACAACGGACTTGATGAATTACTCTCCTTGAAAGACTACGTAGAAGAGAACCGGGGAAGCCTTCCGCAAAACAGTGAAATCCAAAATGAGGTTGATTCAATAGCAAAACTCATTGACTCAACAATCTACAAACTCAAATTCCTGAAATAGCCAGGAAAATCCAACCATTCTGACTCTCCTGAAAAACAACCCTAAAAATTTAAGGGGGGGGGAGGGTCTTATGAAAATCATCATTTATCCGAAAATGACCGATTGTTGATTTTTGCCAGATTTGCCAGATTTCAGCAGATTTACCAAATTTACTTAGATTTCGCCAATTTTTAGCAGATTTTCTATCAGAATCCCCCTAGATTTTGCCTAAATCCCCCTAAAATCGCTAGATCGAGCCAGGATCGTTTTTAACCCAGTGGTGCACCATACCCATAGGAAATCGGGAAAAATGGCTCAAATGGGCTATAAACCGCCTAGAATAGGCTTTCAATGCACTGTCAGACATAAGCATATTGAATCTAGGATGATGGGCAGATGATGGGTAAAGCATATGGATAGACTAGGTAAGAAAGTGAGTGCTCACTTCGCAAATAGGTTCAAAAAATGGCCTATTGCTAGGCCACTTTCAAAACGTTAGAGCAAAACCCAAAAATTATCAAATGTGACAGATTTTGATTCTGTACTGTCAATAGCTACTAAATGCAATATTGGATATTCAATTGAATGAATGCGCCATATTCCCGGTATATCGTCCAATGTCACACCGATGGAATTAATGCTCACAATGCCACCTTAATCCGGATAACTTTAGCCATGGTCTTACCATGGGCAGGGTATGCAATAACGGGAATTGATTTGTCATAACATGCACGGCAACCAGAACACTTGCCGTCGTGCTCATATGCGCGGCATAATGTGACCATATCGGGATTGACGCGAGAATCGGGCACGATAACGCTACCATGCAAACCAGAGATAAATTCACCAATAATAGAATCAGACGATGGTCTAACCATTACATTATCAAGCTGCAACATTTCACGCAATACTAATTGGAATTTAGGGAATTTGTGCATTCTGGTTGGCAACCAGTGTTTGCACCATGGGGTTCTACGCATCACTTCGCAAATTTTTTCGGCGAGTGCTAATGAATACATATCGCCCGAATCGAACCAACGAAAATATTCGTCACTAGTCAATTCGTAAACCATATCGTCGACCCAATTAAACCGCTCCCAATCAATGCGATTGAATTCCCTTGGAGCTTTGACATTGGCAAATCGGTAATTACCTTGTGTGGCATAACAGCCTTTGCAAGCATCTACTAACACTCCCGGTGATTCAATCAAACCCGGGCACGTATCAAGGGCTTGCAATGACCATGAGCGTATGCCGTCTAACTTGCTAGTTACGCTGATTTTGACGGCCGATGCAATTTTATTGAGTTTCATTATTTAATCCTATTGAGTTTCATTAATTTGGATTGAGAGATATTAATTAGTTAGACCATGCAATAGCTAAACCATTTTCATCTGTACCATGGGTTATATACATTTTCTCGAATGGCCATCCCTTTACATTAATAGCTACTGGTTTATCAGCACGTTTAGCAAAATATTGTTTTGCATTGGGTGCATGGTATTCATTACTAAATCTATTTGCATCAGTGTAGTTATAAGTAATAACACCATTGGTTATGTCAATGTGATATATGGTTTTCATGGGGTCATCCAATAAATATAAAAAGCAAATGGTGTTGCAATGCATGCAACGAAAATAATAGCGCCCAGTAAATCAGATAATATTTTCATTGGTTAGTCCTAATTGGTTGATTTTCCCAGAGGGTATTAATCCAGTCTATTGGATCATATGGTGCGTAATAGAGATATTCCATTGATTCCTGCTTGCACCATGCATATTTATGCATTAAATGATTAATTTGCTCTGTAATATCGTGATCAAGCATATTGATTCAGCCAGTTATAAGTGTCAATATCGTCATATGCCGACAGCATTGACCAATAGAGAGAATCTCGAGAGATAGAACTATCCTCCTCGATTGACTCTCTCCAACCATTGTTTGGATCAAGCCTATCGGCAAAATCCAGTAGCTGGGCAATGCTGTAGGTGTTTAGCAGCTTAGGTAGTGTGATCATCTGACTCTCCATCTGTAGGCTTGCGACATGCTGCCTGATCACAATTTTCGGGCAGTGTGTGACGGAATCTATAGGTGAAAACCCTATGAAACTTGAAATAGTCGTTTCAAGTTATGCGGTTAACTGCACTCAATTGGTGCATGTACGGATTGTCTTCCATAGGGTGAACGAAAAGAAAACAGAGAGTACCCAGTACAGGGGTTGTCTATAGCTATAGGAGGGAATACAGAGAGAGAAGCACAAGGGTTTCCATAGGTTGACCATTCCAAAGCCAGCCAGTCAACCTATCTCAAACCCTAGAAATGATCGGGCCTCCCCTCCCAGGTTTTTCCATTCTCCCAATG